GAGAAGGCCGAAAGCAAGAAGTTGAGCGCGGGCATCGACTACATGCGCTTCGCGAGGGAGGGCCACATCACCGTGACGCCCGGCAACGTCACCGACTTCCGCATCGTGAAGGACCACATCCTCGAGGCGGCCGGCAAGTACGACCTGCGCTCCATCGGCTACGACCCACGCTTCTCGACCTACATCGTCAGCGAGCTCATCAGCGAGGACGTGGACATGCGGCCGATGGCGCAGAACATTACCACTATGAACGGCCCGACCAAGGAGTTTGAGATGCAGGTGATGCAGGGTAACATCGTCCACGGCGGCAACGAGGTGCTGCGGTGGCAGATGGGCTGCGCGGTGGTGTACACCGACGTGAACGAGAACAAGCGTGTGACCAAGGAGCGCAGCGAGACCAAGAAGGTAGACGGCATCATCGCCTCCATCATCGCGATGAACGAGTACAGCCACTACCGCACGAGCGGGAGCGGCGAGGAGTTCTGGGGCGTTATTTCGCTTTGAGTACTTTTGGCGCACATGGCTACTATCCTCGAGCGCCTCGGCATCCAAAAGCGGGCCCGCGTGGGCAAGTTCGACAGCGCCACACTTGCGCGCGAGCTGGGCATATACGGCAACACCGCGGCCGGCGTGACCGTCACCGAGCAGGGCGCCCTTGCGCTCTCTACCGTCTACGCGTGCATCTACCGGATTTCGTCCACCTGTGCGTCACTCGCCCTCAACATCTACCAACGCAGCGGGCGCGAGGTGACACTGGCGGAGAGCCACCCGGCATTTGACCTCGTGCGGTATGAGCCCAACGGCTACCAAACCGCCTACGAGTTTTTTGAGGCCCTGTACACCCAGGCGCTCATGTACGGCGTAGGCTACGCCATGATCACCCGCGACAACCGTGGCGACGCGGTGCAGCTAGACATCCTCCACTACTACGACGTCGAGCCAAAAATTATCGCAGGCGAGAAGGTGTACGTAGTGAAGGACCTCGGCATCGTTCGCCCGGAGAACATGCTGGAGCTTGCCAACCACGGCCGCATGAGCCCGCTGCGCACCCACCGCGAGAACCTCGGGCTGGCCAAAGCGGTGCAGGACTACGGCGCGGAGTACTTCGCCAACGGCGCGCGGCCGTCGGGCATCCTCGCCCCCGAGCAGCCGATGAAGGCGGAGCAGCTGGCGCAGCTGGCCAAGTCGTGGAAGGAGAGCAGCGACGCAGGCGTCAAGCTCCTGAGCTACGGGATGAAGTATCAGGCGCTGACCATTCCGCCCGACGAAGCGCAGTTTATCGAGACGCGCAAGTTCCAAGCGGAGGAGATTTGCCGAATCTTCAGCGTGCCGCCCGACCTCGTGCAGGTGCCCGGCCAGTCGACCTTCAACAACGTCGAGCAGCAAAGCATCCAATTTGCCCGCCACACCATCACGCCTTGGGCGATTCGGCTGCAGCAGGAGGTGGACCGTAAGCTCATCCAATCCTTCCAACGCCCGCAGATCTACAGCCGCCACGATATGACCGACCTGTACCGCGGCGACATGGCGGCCCGCTCGAACTTCTACACCCAAATGCTGCAGGCCGGCGTGCTGTCGATTAACGAGGTGCGCATGAAGGAGGACCTGAACCCGGTAAACGGCGGCGACGTGCACACGGTGCAGGTGAACCAAATCGCCCTCGAGTACTTCGGCCAGTACAGCGAGAAGCTGGCGCATGAGAGCACGGAGTCGAGCGGCATGGAAACTCAAGAACATACCGGAAACAATGACACAGACAACGACAACGCCTGAGGCGCCCGAGCAGGTGCGCTCGCAGTACGGCGAGGCGGTGGAGCTGCGCGTCAGCGAGGTGCGTGCCGCCTCCGACGACACCCTCACCGTCAGCGGCTATGCGGCCGTCTTTGACGACATCACCGACATCGGCTACTTCAAGGAGCGCATCGCCCGCGGAGCCTTCGACGGGGTGATGCAGGACGACGTGCGGCTGCTCATCAACCACACGGGCGTGCCGCTGGCTCGGACCACGAACGGCACCCTGGATCTGGAGGTGGACGACACCGGCTTGCGCTACACGGCGCGCCTGGCCGACACCACCGAAGGGCGCGACCTGTACAAGCTCATCAAGCGCGGCGACATCTCGCAGAGCTCGTTCGCATTCACGATTGCCGACGAGGACTGGGACCGCAAGGCCAACCTGCGGACCATCACCAAGATGGGCGCCCTGCTCGACGTCAGCCCAGTCACTTATCCTGCCTACCCCACGACGACGGTGGCCGCCCGCGCAAAGGCGGCCGGCCCGGAGGACGAGGTGGTGGAAGAAATCCTCGAAGCTATCGACGCGCCTATCGAGGCAGTCGCGGCAGCCGAGACAGTTGAGGCAGCTGAGACCGAAGTACGCAAGACCCCTAATTTACCAGTGCATAAATTCGCACCCAATAAACCCACCCACACCATGAACTTGAACGAGTTGAAGGCGCTCCGCGCCAAGCACTACGAGGAGCACGTCGCCCTCGTCGAAGGAACCGACCGCGACGGTCGTTTGATGACTGAAGCAGAAGAGCAGCGCGCCGCGTGGCTCGTCGGTGAAGTCGAGGCTTTGGACAAGAAGATCAAGCACCGCGCCGATCACGAGGCGATGGTTGCACGGATGGTAGGCGGCGAAGCTGTGAGCCGCGGCGAGCAGCGCGAAGTCGAGCGCGTCAACGGTCACTTCAGCTTGAGCCGTGCTATCATGCAGGCAGCTAACGGCCGCTCTTTGGAGGGCGCCGAGGCGGAGTGGGCACAGGAGGCACAGCGCGAGATGCGGGCCCAAGGCTTGCAGGCAGTTGGCCAGGTGGCTATCCCGACCAAAGCTCTGTACCGTGCATCTGCTGACAACTTCACCTCAGGCGCATACGGCGCTACCACGGACGGTGCAGCATTCGTATCGGTCGGCGTTGGCGCAGCTATCGAAGCTCTGCGCGCTCCGTCGGTCATCGAGCGTCTGGGCACGACTGTCATCCAAGGCGCAACGGGCAACTTGAAGTTCCCGCGCGTATCGGTTGCAGCAGTTGGCACGGCAGAAGGCGAAGTCGACGCTAACGCAGCATCCGGCCTTGAGCTTGACGAGGTCACGCTCGCTCCGCAGCGCGTATCTGCAAAGACCACCTACTCGAAGCAGCTCCTGCTCCAGGGCGGCAACGCAGTCGACCTGCTTATCGCGCAGGAATTGCAAAACGCCATGAACGCTTTCATCGACACCAAGGCGTTCGACACGCTCGACGGTGCCACGATGAACGACCTCACTACGGCTGGTGCAACCAACACGGTAATGAACGCAGCCCTCGCGGTAGCGATGGAGGCAGCGGTCCTTGCAGACGGCGCCGACCTGAGCAACGCCTTCTACGTTATGAGCCCGTATGCCTACCAGTTGGCTAAGAATCAAGCGCAGGTATCATCGGTTTCTGCCTTGTTCGACCTCGCTTCGGGCACCTTCAACGGCTACCGCGCCATCCCCACGCCATACTTGGTTGACGCTACGGCCGGATCTGTCGGTCAGATGCTGTTCGGTAACTTCCAGCAGGGCGCTATCCTTGCCTACTTCGGAGGTATCGACCTGCTCGTCGACCCGTACAGCGCAGCAGGCAACGCGCAGATCGTTCTGCACGTCAACCGCTTCTTCGACTTCGACACGCGCCAGCCGAACGCGCTCGCGAAGTGCAACGACATCACCGCTTCTTAAGCAGAGCTGAGCACATAGCAAAGGCCCGGGGCACTCCCCCGGGCTTTTGTATTTTCGGGCCATGATGACAGTGACCATCACCAGCGCGCCAGTGCTCAACGACATCGTGACGGTGGCGGCGCTTAAGGAGTTCTTGCGCGTAGATCACGCGGACGAGGACACGTACATCACCGCCTTGCGGCAGGTGGCCATCACCTACGTGGAGGGGATGACGGACACGCGCCTGGGCGACGTGACCGCGGTAGGCTACATGGACAGCTTCTACCCCACCCGCATCCCCATCGGGCCGGTGGCGGCTATCAGCAGCGTGCAGTACCTGTCGACGGCCAACACGCTCCTGACCCTCGACGCGAGCAAATACTACTATGACCTGCAGACCAAACCTGCTAGGCTGCAGTGGGTGAGCCCGCCCGACCTGTACACGGACGCCCTGAACCGGGTGCGCGTAAACATGACTGTCGGCTACGCAGAGGCTGACATCCCCACGCCGCTTCTTCAGGCGGTGCGCCTCATCGTGGGCCACCTGTACGAGAACCGGGTGGAGGAAGTGACCGGCACGATTACCACGCGGCTGAAACTGGGCATCGACGCCCTGGTCAGCCCCTACCGGGTGCTGCAATGAAGTTTGGCCGTATGGACTCCCGCATCGTCATCGAGCGGGCTACCCTGACGACGAACGCGTACGGCGAGCGGACTTCGGCGTGGACGACGCTGGCGGTGGTCTGGGCCGACGTCATCTTCCGCGAAGGCTCCGGCAGCGAACAGTTGCAGAGTTTGCAATTGATGAGCAAGCAGCCGGTGCACTTCATCATCCGCTACTCCACGACGGTGGCGGGCGTGACGCCGAAGGACCGGGTGACGTACAACAGCAAGGCGTACAACATCGAGGCTATTCAGGAGATAGGAAGAAACGAGGGCCTGCGCCTCACTTGCACCATACGGGAATGATCTACTGGCAGCTCGAGCAAAACGTTTTTAAGAAGTTGGAGCGCGCGGCCCAGTTCGGCGCTATCAACGAGAAAGACGTACGCCGACGGTACCGCAAGGTGGCGCAGATATTCGTGCGCAAAGCCAAGGGCATGATTAAGCCGTACAAGCGAGACATCGTGGTGCGGCCAAGCAAGGACGCCCTGCTTGTTTACCGCGGCCAGCTGCGCGACTCTATGGGCACCTGGTCACCCGACAACAAGTTCCCGACGGTGCTGGCAGGACCGCGCGCCAACCACCCGATGAAGCGCAAGGTGCCCGCGACGGCTGACGGCTGGTTTGCCCACATCGTAGAGGAAGGCGATTTTCCGGAGCAGTTCGGCGGCAAGTCGGCCAGCCACCCGAACTACAAGGTCATCCGTCGTGCGATGGAAGCGACGCAGGCGCAAATGCGCGTGAAGCTGCAGCAGGAGCTCAAACAGGAATTTGAAAAGTACATGCGATGATTGCCGGCAAAGCCCTCTACTACCTGCTCACCAACGACGCGCCCATCAGCGCTATCGTGAGCACCCGCGTATTCCCGGAGATTGCCGACCAGGAGCAGACCAAACCCTACGTCGTCTACAACATTCGCAGCAACGACCCGACCGACGTGCAATCGGCACCGTCTGCGCTCGACACGGCAAGCGTGGAGGTCAACTGCTACGCGCCTACCTACGCCGGAGCCATCGAGCTGAGCGACGCGGTACGCACCTGCCTCGACCGGCGGAGCGGCACCTACTCCGGCGTCAACGTGCAGTCGATTCAGTACATCACCGAGGTCATGGACTTCGAGGAGCCGCAGCGCCTGTACCGGGTGATGAGCGACTACGAGGTGCGCGTGGACCGCGGCAACCAGGTGCTGCCCGCTACATCTGCCATCCGCCCCGACCTGTACATCCGCGGTGCGGTGTACGACGAGCCGCGCACCCTGACGCTAACCGTCGGCGCCACGTTCGACGTCAACTCCGACGACCACCTCATCTTCGCAAATTATGCAACGGCATCGGGCACTGGTTTGGCTGTGCTTTACCTGCCAGTTGTAAGCGGCAACGAAGGCCGAGAAATCCGAGTGAAGACCGGAAGCAACCTGTCGAACCAGCGGGCCTTGTTACTGTCGAGGGCCTTATCTGATACATCGGTATCAATCGACGGATCTACGAGTGCAACTCTCGACCGCTCCTACGACGGCATCACCGTGCACTGCATCGGCGGACAGTGGTACATCACGCAGCGGAAATCCAAGTAAGGCAAACTCCGTACATTCGGGCCATGATTGTGACACTCAAAAAGCCGCTCAACCTCTACGGTTACAACTGGGAAGAGGGCAAGACCGTCGAGGTCTCCATGAAGTTCTACCGCATCCTGGTGAAGGGCGAGTACTGCGACCCGCACCCGGAGGACGAGTTCTACAAGAAAGCAGCCAAGGCAAAGAAGGCACCGGCCGCGCAGCCTGAGCTCACAGATCAACCCGCACCCGAACCACAACCCGAAAACACTCTGTAATTATGGCACAGACAACTGGCGTCATTAACGCCTCCAACATCCGATTCTTCACCGGCACCCAAGACGGCACGCACACCGTGGTCGGCCAGGTGACCGAGTGCAGCATTTCTTTGAGCACCGACGTGCGCGACATCACCACCAAGACCTCCGCAGGCTGGCGCGAAATCCTCCCGGCGCTGAAGTCGGCAAGCATCAACGTCAGCGGCATCTTCGCTGAGGACGCTACCAACAGCTTCAACGCTTTGGTCGCCTACCAAATCGCAGGGACCAAGGTCTTTGCGGTCTTCACGAACGTCGGCGCAACGGCTCTGCCAAACGCAGGCGACCAAGAGTTCGACGTCGCGGGCTACATTACGAGCATCGAGCAAACGGCTGGCTTCGAGGACAACGTGACCTGGTCACTGACCATGGACCTCACCGGCGCTGTCGTACGTGAGACCATCGTCTGATGCTAATTGAACTAAGCGGCCGCACCTTCACCCTGCGCGCATCCCTCGGGGCGTGGCGCAAGTTCGAACAGAACAGCGGGCAGAAGGTGGCGAACATCGACCAGACAGACGTCACCCGCATCCCGGAGTTGGCTTACTACTTTGCCGAGGCAGGAGCCAAGGCGAACGGCCACACGTGGGACCTGACGGTGGACGACTTCTTGGAGCTTTGCACCATCGCCGACCTTGAGACCCTTACGCAGGCCGTTGCGGTCCTGCTCGGAGGCGATCAAAAAAAAAGCGCGGCAAAGGCAAAGCCCTGAACTGGGACGACATTGAAGCGACGGGGTTGGGCCAGCTGGGCCTGACCCCGTCTGTGCTTTACAGCCTCACATTCGCCGAGTTCAACAACGCGGCCACAGGTTTCTTTGAGCTCGAAAAGGAGCGCGATCAGCGCGAGTGGGAGCGCACCCGGTGGCTGGCCTGCCTGCTGCTAAACCCACATACCAAGAAGCGCCTCAAGCCGGAGGACATCGCCGAGTTCCCCTGGGAGGCAAAGCGCAAACCGGCTGCGGATGGTATGGCTATCTTGCGCCAAATAGCAAAGAGCACCCATGGCTAAACTCGGCGACCTCATAGTCCGCGTCGGTGCGGACACCCGCGAGTTCAACAAAGAGCTCGGCAAGATTCAACGGCAGATCCGGCAGACGTCGGACAACATCATGGACATGGGCAAATCCATGACCATGGGCGTGACGCTGCCGATTGTGGGGTTGGGCGCTGCGGCCGTCAAAGCCGCCGCCGACCTCGAGACCATGGAGACGCAGTTCATCTCGCTCACCGGCGGAGCTGAGCAGGCGGGCGCCATGGTGGACCAGCTCAACCAGTTCGCCGCAGCCACCCCGTTCCAAATCGAGGAGATTGCCGGAGCCGCTCGCCAGCTGTTGGCGGCCGGTACGGACATCAGCCAGGTGAACGAGCAGCTGGGATTCCTCGGCGACATCGCAGCCACCTCCGGCGAAAGCATCGAGGACATCACAGCCATCTTCGCCAAGGTGCAGGCCAAGGGCAAGGTGGAGCTGGAGAACCTGAACCAGCTAGCCGAGCGCGGCATCCCCATCTTTACGGCGCTGAGCGAGGCCACCGGCCTGC